CGGGGGTGAACATCCAGCCGTCCAGGAAGCCTGCGCAGGTCATCACGATTTCGCTGCAGAACCATCGGTTGATGGAATGTCTCAGGCGCAGCACGGCGCTGGCCACGGCGCCCAGCAGGTCGTAGCCCTTGCCGTCTTGCCGCGCGAGCACCTCGCCGGGGAGGGCTGGGTCGAACAAACCGCCCTGCCTGGGGCACCAGTAGACGCGCCAGTGGTCCGGGTTGAGCACCACGCCGCGCTTGACGCGCACGCCGTTGCCGCCGGTGACCGGGTGTTCTCGCCGCAGGGTGGCGGAGCCAATGTCAACCGAGCCATCGGGGTGGATGGCCAGGATGTGTTCGCAGTGGGTGGCGTCGGCGAACTGCGCGCCTTTTTGTGCCCAGCGGATGATGCCCACCCCCAGGCGCGCGGCCCAGCCGTCGCCGGCGTGGTCGCCGGTGTAGAAGATGATGGTCTGGCCGCCGGGAGGGGTCATGGCGTCAGGCCCCGAGGATCTGGGCCACCAGGGCTTCAGCCTGGGCCTCGCCGGCCACCGGGGTATAGATGGCGAGCAGCTCGGCATGGGCATCAAGCCGGGCCTGGGTGAGCAGGGCGGCGAAGGCGGCGGGGTCGGTGCCGGCGTAGGCGCGGATGGCGTCGAGCGTGGCGGTCTCGATGCCGTCAACGGCAGCGCCCACCAGCGTGAACACGGCGCTGTTGGCCAGCACCTTGGCGGCCAGCTGCTCCACCGTTTCGCCGCGGCCGCGCAGCCGGGCTTCGAGCGCCATCATCTGCACATCGAACGCCGAGCCTGCGCCGGCCGCGATCGCCTGCGCTGCGGCTACTTGCACAGGCCAGCGGGTGGTCTGCAGGTAGTGGGAGGCTTTGGCGATGCGCTCGCGGAGCTGGTTGGACAGCTGGGTGGTCTGCAATTCGGCGGACCTGCGAAGTGCGGCGACGGACGGTGCAGGCGCGTCCAGTAGCACGGGAGCACCCTGCGCATCGGCCGCCAGGCGTTTTCCCCGTGATGTGCCGGCCATGATTTCGGCGTACCGCTCGGCCGTGATCGGTTTGGCATCGGCGGGCATCGAGGGATGCACGCCAGTGAGGTAGAAGCCCAGGGTGGACGGGGAAAAGTGGTGCATGGCTGTTTTTGGCGTTCAGTTTCCGAACGCCACCCAGTTGATGTTGAGAACGTCCCCCAGCGTCGGTGCGCCGAAGATACGAAGGGCGAGGCCTTCGATTCCGGTGTTTGTCCAACCGGCCACGGAAATGTTGTGCTCCACGGGGTCGTTGACCTCCTCCTCGTATGGCACTCCGCCATAGCCGGGGGTGGCCAGGGCGCACAGAATGGCGTTTGGGAATGCGATCGGCAGGGTGGCCGCCCAGGGCACGGTTTCCCCGATCCCTGTGGGCGCTCCAGTCAGAGAGACGGTGCCCCACTGCAAGATCAGACCGTTGGGCTGTCGGGTCCATCCGTTGGAGTCAATCGTCCCCGTTGATGGGCCCGCCAGCTGGGAATCAAGTTCACCCTGGCTGAACCCCCAACGCTCCCACTTCGTCCCATCGGTCCCCGGCTCAACCGCGTTGCCCAATTTCGCGCGCCAGCTGAAGCCGCCGTGCATGACGCAGGCTCCGGCCGGGTAGCCGTAGGAAGCAGCCAATGTGGCGCTCCAAGGTGTGACGCTGCGCAGGCGCTGGTAGAGCGAGCGGTTCGCCAGTTGCTTGACGGGCAAGACTTCAAGGCTCTCTGGCCCGCCGTCGAGCACGTCGCCGTCGGCCCATTGGTAGACGTCGTTGCCCCAGTTGTCGGTGGTGGCGATGTTGGCCATTTAGATGGTTCCTCGGACTTTTCCCTGGCCACGCAGGTGGCCCAGGCCACGCAGCATCGGCGTGGTGGGTTGGGTGAATTCGACCAGCCAGCAGCAGTTGCGCTTGACGCGGTCAACGGCCTGTTTCAGCAGCTCGAACTGGCGGTCGCTGATGGGGTTGGTGAGCACGATGGAGAACAGTGCCCAATCGGTCGGCTTGGCGCGCTGGCGCGTGCCGTCGCGCAAGATGCCTTCGCCTCGCCGCGGCACGCCGGGCGACTCGATCACCTGGGCGTTGGGGTGGCCCAGCAGCTCCAGCGTGAGCTTGATCCCGGCCACGGTGCCGCGCAGCTGGTTGATGCGGCGGGCGTTTTTGACCATGGCGCGCTGAAAGCTCTCGGGCCAAAACGTGTCAAAGAAGTCGAGCCGAAAGGCCCAGGCCAGCAGCGGAAGGAAGGCCAGCGGGCAGGTGTCGGCGTCCCAGAGAATCGGCACCTGGCGCTTGAGCCCGCCGGTACCGGCCACGTCGGGCAGGGTGCCCCAGAGGCGTTCGCCGTCGAGCAGATCGAGCGCGCGCTCCAGCGCCGTGGCGTTGCTGGGCAGCACGGTGCCCGCGCCGGGCGCGTAGTTCTTCAGGCGGTCTATGGCGGTGCTCATTGGTTGGTGCCCATCCATTCGACGTTGACCGAGGTGCAGCGGCCCACTCGCGTCATGTCGAACACCAGATCGGCCGCGGGCTGGGTCACCTCGACCCGCTGCACACCGGCCACGTGGGCCGCGCTGGCCACGGCGCTGCGCGCCACGTCAAGGCCCACGGCATAGAGCCCGCTCACCAGGGTCTGCAGGGCGGCGGTGGCTTCGGTGGTCTTGCTGCTGCCGTCGGCGCCGGGGTAGGTCCAGATCCGCACATGGGCGGCATAGAGCGCCACCTCGGCCGCTTGCACGATCACGCGCTCGCACAGCGGGCGCACCTCCAGATCGTTGAGCCGGGCCGTTACGGCCTCCAGCGTGCCCGCCTCGGGCACGCCGCTCTCGGCGCGGCCCAGAACGGCCACCACAGTGGTGCCGGGGTAGGGCGTGCTGATTCCAGCGTCGAGCACGTCGGTGTGGGCGCTCAGGGTGTGAAACAGGTAGGCATCGCGCGGGCCGGCGGTGCTCCAGCTGGCGGGCTTGAGCTGCAGACGGCGGCGGTAGGCGGCATCGGTCTCCAGCACGGCGGGCGTGCTGCCCACGGCGGGTGCCAGTTCCAGGCGCGGTTCCTGGTAGTAGGTGAGGCCGATGTGATCGAGGTCGGTTCCAAGGGCAAAGGCGAGCGTGACGGCCAGGGCCTCTTCGTTGTAGCGCTGGCGCAGCATCAGCTCGCGGTAGGCGCCGGCCTCGACCAGCTTGGTCAGCGGCTCCGATTCGAGCGAGAGCACTTCGGCGCAAGCCGGGTGCAGCGCGATCAGCTGCGCCTTGCGCGCGGCGATCAGGGTTTCAACGTCCAGCGCCTCGACGATGGCCGGGCGGGGAAGGGCGTCGAGCGTGATGTCGGCAAACGTTTCGCCGCTCATACGGGAACCTCCAGCTGCACATCACCGGTTTCCACCTGCAGATCCACCGCGAACACGTGGCGGCCCTGCAGTCCGGTACCGGCGGCGTCGGCCAGCAGCTGCACCCGGGCCAGCTTCAGGCGCGGCTCCCAGCGCAGCAGGGCGGCCGCAGCGGCGCCATACATGCGGGTGCGGTGAACGGTGGTCATGGGCATGTCGATGTAGTCGGGCACGGTGCTGCCGTACTGGCGGCGCTCCACGCGCGAGCCGATGCGGGTGCTCAGGATGTCGCCGATGGACTGCGCGAGGTGCTGCAGGCCCACCACGGCGCGGCCGGTGGTGTGGTTCATCCCGGAAAAGTCGGCGACTCGGGTCATGGCAGCGTGGGCGGAGTGACCGGCATGCCCGCCATGGGCACGATGATCAGGTGGATGTGGGTCTTGTCGATCAGGGTGCCGTCGTGGGTGACCGATCCGCCTTCCTTGACCAGATCGCCACCGGTCACCGTGACGTTGCCGTCCAGCGTGATCTGCGGGGCCTTGAGCGTGATCTGCTGCTCGGCGGTGGCGTTGATCTCGGGCGCGTTGACGTTGACCGTCACGGTCGAATCGATCAGCAGCTGCTCGCCGTCTTTGCGGATCTCGGTGCCGTCGTCGAACAGGATCAGGTCAACGGAGGGGTCTGTCTCGGGCTGGGGCAGCGGCTCGGTGTTGTACAGCGCCACGATGACAGCCTGACGCGTGTCGCCCGAGGGCGAGGCGAACAGCACCTGGGTGCCGACGCGGCAGGGGCGCCAGCGGCGGAAGTTGTGGCCGATCTCTTCGGGCAGCGGCAGAAAGTCGGTGATCAGGTCGCCCGACTCCACCCGCGCGCGGGGCGGGGTGGTTTCATAGTCGATCTCGTACAGCGTGCCCATGCGCAGCAGCATGTTGAGCGCGCGCGAATCGTCCTCTTTTCGGAACTGTTGGCGGTTGGTGGAGTGCTGCTGATTCATGGCCCTGGCATCGTCGCCGGGGCCTCGCGCGAGGGCAATGCGCGAGGGTTGGCAAACCGGGGATTACCAACCCTGCGGGATTTGAGGTCAGTGCCCCGTGCGTGTGGCCCGAGACTTCGACCAATTGCGCAGCGCGTTGGCGTGCCCGTGCGCCTTGTC